ATACTATGCATGGCCTTATAAATGTCCGCCAGCTTACCTCGATCGTTGTAAACACTAGAGAGGTAGAACGCCCTACCTCTAGCAGGCATTGTCGCATTCACATTGTATCCGTAATATGAGTTGACAGAGTCTAAGTCCTCACACTGCTTCCATATGGCAGGTAGGTTTATATGGCTGCTAACTGGCGTATAGCCGCCACTAGAGGGGTTATAGCCTAAAGGAATTGCACCCCCTTGCCCCTCAGCAGTCCCGCTTAAACGACCATCCATCTCAAGGAT